AAGTAGCTATTTGAAACTTTAGCTAATTCATATACCTCTCTAGTGGATAATCCTTTATTTTCTCGTAATTTTTTTAGATATAGGCCCATTTCTTTAAGAGACATTTCCATAATGATTCCTCCAATCAATAATATTATATCATTTATGATTACTTTTGTAAAGAATTTTATAAAAATTATTAAAAAAGTGTTGACAAATGAAATCTATATGATATAATGCTTTCAAAAGAAAACAGAAAGGAGATGAAAAAATGGCAAATAGAACTATAATACTTAAGGACGCGGAAATATTTAAAAACATTATAACTAAAGAAGGATTTTCTTACAGACAGCTGGCAAAAGAAGCGGATTGTTCACAAACTCAAATTAGTTTAATAGCTAATGGGGAAAGAAATCCTAGTCCAGAACTAGCAGTTAATATTTGTAGAGTACTTAACAGGCAATTTGATGATATTTTTTTTATAAAAAGTGATTTCAAAAGAAATCAAAAATAACCACGAACCGATACAGAAAAAGAAAGAGGGTGAGAACTTGGAAGATGATAATGAAGAAGTAGAAAGGTTAACTCCTGCAGATATTGCACCAAAATTAAAAATGAGTGTTGAAGGAGTTAGAGCAGCATTAAGACAAGACAAATTTCCATTTGGAATAGCATTTCAAGGAAAGACAGGACAATGGAACTATTTAATAATAAAAAGCAAATTTGAAAAATGGTTGAAAAATATTTAGGGAGGTGAATTTAATGAAAAAAATAAACAAAAGCAAACTATATGAACTTATAGGAAAAGCAACAGTAAGAGCAACAGTATGGGCAATGTCAGTATATTTAGTATATCAAGCAAGCTTGTATATATTAGATAATTGTATAACAGTGTACAGATAAAACATAATCAAGAGAAACTAGTTGAAAGGAGGAAGATATATGTTTTTTGCAATAGCAGGATTTTTGTCTGGAGCATTATTAGTACTTCTATTTAATGAAAATGCAGAAAGAGCAAATGAATTGTTAAAAGATACAATAAACAATTTAGAAGAGGATATAGATCTATTAAATTCAAAAATAAAGAACAGAGACAGAATGATAGAAAAGCAACAAAAAGACAATGCAATATTACTAGATAATGCAGCAGAATTAAGAGCGAAAATGGAAGATTTAAGAAACAATATAGAATTACTAACAAATAATTTAACAGACGAAAATAAAGAACTAATTCCAGACTATCAATCAGAAAATTAGTTCAATAAAACACATAAATATATGAATTTCTATTGTTATTATAGCATTTTTAACAGTAGAAATCAAGAGGGAGGAAAAATGGAAACATTAGAACAATTAGAAAAGGCATATTTTATCTTAAAAATGCAAGATAAATGGGATAGTGAAGATTATAAATATGCAAATGAATTAAAAGAAAAAATTAAAAAATTGAAAGGAGAAAATTAAATGATAAAGGACTTAATAGAAGTAAAGCAGTTACCTGTAATAGAGGAACAATTAAGAAGTGTAAGTACAGTTATAGATGAAAGAGTAAAAAATGCAACTAGTTTAGTATGTACAGAAGAGTCAGTAAAAACAATAAAAGAAATAAGAGCAGAATTAAATAAAGATTATAAAGAATTTGAAAGCAAAAGAAAATTGGTAAAAGAACAAGTATTAAAACCTTACAATGATTTTGAAAATGTATATAAAGAATGTATATCTGATAAATTTAGAAATGCTGACGTAATTCTAAAAGGAAAAATAGATAATGTTGAAAATGAATTGAAATCAAAAAAAGAAAAAGAAATAAAAGAGTATTTTGAAGAATATAAAACAGCAAACAATATTGGTTTTATTACATATGGACAAGCAAGAATAAATGTAACATTATCAGCAAGTATGAAAAGTTTAAAAGAACAAGCAAAACAATTTATTGACAAAATAGTGGATGATTTAAAATTAATTGAAACACAAGAGCATAAAACAGAAATATTAGTTGAGTATAAACAAACATTAAATGTATCACAAGCAATAACAAGTGTGACAAATAGATTTAAGGCTATTGAAGAAGAAAAGAAAAAAATAGAACAAGAAAAAGAACTTCAAAAATTTGTTGTGGATACTGCAAAAGAGTCAGACAAGTATAGTGAACAAATAATATTAAATTCACCATCCTTAGAAGAAAAAATAGAAGAAATTTTAACTTTAAAATTTACAGTAAGAGGAACAAGAACAAAATTAAGAGAATTAAAACAATTTTTAGAAAGTGGAGGTTACGATTATGAGTAATGAAGTACAAAAAAATAATGAATTAATGGTCAAATTTGATATTGACGGAAATGAAATAAAATTAACACCAAGTATAGTGCAAGAGTATATAGTAGGAACAGATGCAAAAATAACAAATCAAGAATTTAAGTTATTTACAGAACTTTGCAAAGTTAGGAAATTAAACCCATTTTTAAGAGAAGCATATTTAATTAAATATAAAGCAGGAGTACCTGCACAATTAGTAGTGGGAAAAGATGCAATTTTAAAAAGAGCAGTATTAAATCCAAATTATGACGGAATGGAAAGCGGAATTATAGTTCAAAAAGATGATGGAACAGTAGAAGAAAGACAAGGAACATTTAGATTAGGAAATGAACAACTTGTAGGTGGTTGGGCTAGGGTATTTAGAAAAGACTGGACACATCCTACATATTCAAGTGTAAGTTTTAATGAAGTAGCACAAAAAACAGGACAAGGACAATTAAATTCAAACTGGGGAAGCAAAGGAGCAACAATGGTTGAGAAAGTTGCAAAAGTAAGAGCATTAAGAGAAACATTTGTTGAAGATTTAGCAGGAATGTATGAAGCAGAAGAAATGCAACAAGAAATTCCACAACAAGAACCTATTGAAGTACAAGCTGAAATAGAAGAACAAACAGAAAATACAAAAGAGGTATCAATGAATGAACTATAAAATTATATCAAGTTGTAGCACAGGAAATGCAACAATAATAAAAGACATAATTTTAATAGACTGTGGAGTTACTTTTAAAAAATTAGAGAAGTATTATAAACAAATAAAAATAGTACTTCTCACACATATACATCGGAGACCATTTCAAAAAAGAAACAATTAAGAAATTAGCACAAGAAAGACCAACTTTAAGATTTGCTTGTTGTGAATGGTTATTAAAAGCACTTTTAGAATGTGGAGTTGAAAGAAAAAATATAGATGTACTTCAAATTGGCACTAAATACGATTATAAACTATTTAAAATTGTACCAATTAAATTATATCATGATGTACCACAATGTGGCTATAGAGTGCTATTTGATGATTATAAAGTAATCTATATGACAGATACAAAAACAGTTGAGGGAATAAGTGCTAAAAATTATGATTTGTATCTTGTTGAAGGTAATTACGATGAAGATGAGATAGAAGAAAGAATAAAAGAAAAACAACAAGACTGCAAATATGTATATGAATTTAGAGCAAAAGACAGCCATTTAAGTAAACAACAAGCAAGTGAATTTCTATTGAATAATATGGGAGAAAATTCAGAGTATGTTTTAATGCACCAACATATAGAGAGGTAATTATGATAGGAACAAGTAATAAAATAATAACTTATTTACTAGAACAAGCAAAAGATAAACAATTTGAAATAAAAGAATATAGACAAAAAAGAAGTTTAGACAGTAATGCTTATTGTTGGGTACTATGTGACAAGATAGCAAAAGAATTAAGCAAAGATGGAACAATTATAACAAAAGAAAAGATATATCAAGATGGAATATTACAAATCGGTTCATTTGAGCCAATGATAATCGAAGAAAAAGCATTTGAAAATTTCAAAAGAATATGGCAAAAGCAAGGACTAGGATTTTTAGTACAAGAAGTAAGCAGAAAAGATAAATGTGTCAAAGTATATTGTTATTATGGAAGCTCAACTTATAACAGTAAAGAAATGAGTTTACTAATAAATTTATTAGTTGAATTAGCAAAAAGTTTGAATATAGAAACAAAATCAGATGCAGAAATAAATAGTTTATTAGAAAGCTGGGGTAAAAATGAGCAAAAGAAGTAAAGCTTGTGAAATATCACAGAAAGTAAAAGAAACAGTATGGAACAGAGATAACCATAAATGTATTTATTGTGAAAGATATGTTCCAAAAACTTGTGCAAATGCACATTTTGTTAAGAGGTCACAGCGGTGGTCTAGGTATAGAAGAGAATATAGTTACATTATGCCCAGAATGCCATTATAAAGAAGATTTTGGACAAGATACTAAATTATACGAAGATTACATAGAAAACTATTTAAAAGGTATTTATGGGGCAAATTGGAACAAAGCAAAATTGATTTATAAAAAATATTAGGAGGAAAAGAAAATGGCTAATAAAAATGAAATAGTAATAAGTATAGATGAATATAAAGAATTATTATTGAAGGATAGACCTAACAATACAGATACAATGTTGTTAGATAGAATAAAAACATTGTTATATGATCATATACAATATGAAAAAGACTGGAATAATAACGTAACAATAGATTTTAAATATGATAGCAAATTTTGTGATGAATTAATAACAATTATAAAAGTAATAGACAAAGAATTTTACAAGGAAATGCTTAAATTTGTTTGTGATGAAAAAGCAAAAAAAGATGCTGAAAAGGTAAAGATGGAAAAGGCAAGAGCTATAAAAGATTTAGATGAAGAATAAAGCAACAGGGCTAGACATAAAACTAGCCCTGAAATTGTACGAAAGGAAATAAAAATGGCAAAGGATAGTTTTATATTATATCTGGAGCAAAAACAAATATTTGAAATGCTAACAAATGAAGAAGCTGGACAACTTATAAAAGCAATATTTGAATATGAAGATACAGGACAAATAGTAAACTTAGATAGGTCATTACAAATAGCATTTCTACCAATAAAAAGTGCTTTAGATAGAAACAAAGAAAAATATGAAAATGTAGTAAAAAGAAATAAAAGAAATATTGAAAAAAGATGGGAAAAAGAAAATACCAAAAATACCACTGGTAAAAAAGGTATACAAAAAAATACCAAAAATACCGATAATGAACATGATAATGATAATGAACGTGATAATGAAAATGACAATGAACATGATAAGGATAAAAAAGAAAAAAACAAAAAAAGAAAAACATTTGATGACATTTTGGCTGAAAATCATTTTACAAAGGAATTAGAAGATACAATTAGAGATTTTATAGATATGCGAAAAACAATAAAAAAACCAATGACTTCGAAAGCCTTAGAGTTGTTGCTTAGAAACTTGAAAAAGTTGACGAACTTAGAGGAAGAAAAGATTGCAATATTAAATCAATCTATTGAACATGGTTGGCAAACAGTATATCCATTAAAAAACAATAATCAAAATAATTCTAGAGGTGGAATGAATGATTTTAAGCAATTATGGGAGGAGGCAAAGATAGAAGAAGATGAACAAAACGGAAACAATTCAAATAATAACACTTTTAGCTGGTAATTATGACAGTATATCTAAAAAAGATAAAACACAAAAGCAATTAATGATAAATACGTGGCTAGAGTGTTTAGGAGATTTAGATTATATACTAGTTTTACAAGCGGTAAAGAAGACAATAATGGAAAGTCCATATCCTCCAACAATACATGATGTTAGAAAAAATGCAATAGAAATGATAAAACCAACAACTAAAAAAACAGCTATAGAGGCATGGAATGAGGCATACTCAATGATTTGTCAAGGTAATTATATGACTGAAGAAGAATTTGAAAAAGCAAGTGCAGAAGTAAAAAAGTTTTTTGGAAATGTAGCTCAAGTTAGAGAATTGGCACAAACTAAAACAGATATAGTAAATAGTGTAACTAAGGGACAATTTCTGAAACAATATGAAGTAATAGTAAATAGAGAAAGAGAACAAAAATTATTGCCTCAAAGTATGAAAGATTTTACAAAAAAACTAGTAGAAAAAATGGATATAAAACAGATAGGAGAGTGATAGACAAATGAAGATGAATCAAAGGCAAAGAATAATAGATTATATAAGACAATTTGGAAGCATAACAAGTAAAGATGCTTACAATGACTTAGGGATAACACAATTAGCAACAAGAATAAAAGAATTAAAAGAGCTAGGTTATGAATTTGAAACAAAATGGGAAAGTAGTAAAAACAGATTTGGCGAATCGGTAAGTTTTAAAAGATATTATTTAATAGATATGATAACAAAAAATATGAACCATATTCCAAGAATTTAGGAGGTAGTTATGATAATAGTAAGTCAAGATAAAGATGGAATTATAAATTTCGAAAATATAACTGCGATAAGATTAATCGTAAATTTAGAAGATAATAAAAGGAACATGATAGCAATAGATACTGTAAATGCAGAAAGATATACTGTTGCAAAGTATGTAACAGAAGAAAGAGCAAAAGAAGTATTAGCAGAAATAACAGAATTTTGGAAAAATGGAGCAATGTCAGATTACAAAGGTTTCATATGTTATGAAATGCCAGAGGACTAGCTTATGAAACAGATAAAAAAGAATACACTGTGTTATTACTGTCTAGGTTGTAACAAACAAGAAATTGAAGAATATAAACCAGTAATGAGGTGTAAAAGGTTTACGGCAGCAATAGAAAACTGGCAAGAGAAATTGAGAAAGGAGCTAAAGAAAAATGGACAAGATAGAAATACCATTTAGGCTACCATCGTTGAATCAATACATAAATGAATGCAGAAGAAACAAGTATGCTGGAGCTAATATGAAAAAGAATGTTGAAAAAGACATAGGCTGGTATATAAATTTATTACCTGAATATAAAAATCCAATTAAGATCCATTTCATCTGGGTTGAAGAAAACAAAAGACGTGATTTAGACAATGTATGCTTTGCCAAAAAGTTCATATTAGACAGTATGGTAAAAGCAGGAAAGTTAAAAGATGATAATAGAAACTTTGTAAAAGGTTTTAGAGATGATTTTGAATATGGGAAATCAAGTAAAATTATTCTAGAAATAGAAGAAATTAAATGAAAGGAACATAAGAGATGAATAAAAAATGTAAGATAGAATTATATAATGACCACTTTGAAAATGCAAAGAGATATGGAATACCACACGCACAATTAATTATAGCAGATATGCGAAAGAGAGGCGTTTTAAGTGAAAGAAAATAGTATAAGCTATAAAACGGCAAAACGAGAAACAGAAAGATTGATTGTAGAATTAGAAGAACGTGCAATAACACACAGAGCGTTTACTGCAGAGTGTTTAAAAAGAGTATTAAAAGAGAATGAAGAATTAAAAGTTGAATTAGAGAGACAAAAAGATATTAATACTATTATAAATCAAAAAGGAATAGATAAAAATTATGAAAAAGCATTAGAAAAATCAATGTTAAAATTTCTAAAGACTAATATGGCTAAAGATTTTGTTTCAGTTCAAAAAGTAAAAGACAAGATAGAAGAATTAAAACAAAAAAAGAAAAAGTATGGTAATTGTTTAATAAAGATGTACGAAGATGAATTAGTAAATAGGAATATTAAAATTTTACAAGAGCTACTAGAAGGGAGAAAATAAAATGTGCAAATGTTGTGAAGAAATTGAATTTTGGAAAAAAGGAAATCCTAACAAACAAAAATTCAAGGAAAAAATTTTTTCAAAAATTAGTGTATATACTTGGAGAAAAGAACAAAGAGCTATCAAAGGAAATCAAATTTCTACTATAACATCAAAAGCATTTAATTTGAATTTTTGTCCTGAATGCGGAAGAAAACTAAAGGAGGATAAATAAAATGAGTGCAGATGAAATGTTTGAAAAGTTGGGTTTAAAAAAAATTATAGATAACGACACAGAGATTAAATATTGTTATATAAACACTATAATGGGCGATAAAGTAGAACATACAATACAAATTGCTAAAGTAGGGAAAATAGTATTTTCATATAGAAATGATAAAAATCATCAAGTGATGGGATTGGAAAAAAAAGAACTACAAGCAATAAATAAGAAAGTAGAGGAATTAGGATGGAAATAAAAGAAAAAAGTTTAGATTTAAAATTAAATAAAGGACATGCAGTATGTTTTGATTTTGATGGTGTAATACATAAATATTCAAAAGGTTGGCAAGATGGAAGTATATATGATGAATACAATAAGGAAGTATTAGACTTAATGTTATTATTACAAAAATTAGAAATACCAATATTTATATGTTCTACAAGAGAACCAATACAAATAATAAATTGGTGGAATAAACAAGGATTTTGGTGTGAAGCAATAAGTATAAGTAATGACAAAACATTTTGGAATGATTTGAAATATATAGGTGTAACAAATAGAAAATTACCAGCACAATTATATATAGATGATAGAGCATATAAATATACTGGACAAACAGTAAAACAGTTTATATTAGATAACTCAGAGGAGGACTAACATATGACAAAAGAACAAGAAGATAGCATATATGCAATAAAATTTGCAGTAATGCAACAACAGATAGATAAATTGAAGAAACATAATAATAACTTATTAAAAAAATTAAGGAATAGAGTAAAGGAAGTTAAAAAATTACAAAAATATAGTCTATATAAGAAAGAATTTTCAAGACTGAACAAGCAATTACAAAATAAAGACCAAATAATAGATTTAATGGCAAATCATATAGCAACAAGTGATAGTGACTTATGCGAGTATTTAGATATAACAACTAAATGTAAATATTATGCAGGAGACAATGGAAAAACTTGTAATAACTGTATAAAACAATATTTTGAAAATAAAGCAAAAGAATTATTAAATAAATAAAAGAGCATACTACACACAAGAGGTGTAGTAAATGACAGATAAAGAGATAATAAAAAAATGGAAACAAGGATTAAGTAAAAATCAATTAGCAACAATGTACAAAAGACAATATAATCAAGAAATAAAGATAATAAGAAGTACAGTAAGACACAGGCACGATGGAAGATACATAAGCAATTATGAGGCATTAGCTTATGTTGAAAGAGTAATATATAAATATTTGAAAGGAAAAGCAAATGAAAATACCAAAAGTAATTAGTAAAAATGGACATGAATACATACTAGTAGCAAAATGTAATGAAAATTTATATTTATATAAAGATCTATTATACGGGTACAAAGAAACATTTACAAAATTTGATTTAGGATTAATAACAGAAAAAGAAAAAATGATAATTACAGCAAGAAAAAATGGAAATACAAAGATATAGTTGAGGTGGGGACAAATGAACATATATGGAATATACGATACAGAAAACAATGAACAATGCATGAGAGTAGGAACATTACAAGAAATAGTAAAATTTCTAAATTTAACAGCGAGAGAAATGAGCATAGCAGTAAAGAAGAATAGAACAATAAGACAACATTACAAAATATATTATTTATTTAAAGAGGAGGTACACTAATGAGTAAATACATAAAAGAAGATATTGAAAAGATGCTAAGAAATCATAAAAAAGATGAAGCGAAACTAACAGAGGTTCAACTAAAAAAAGAAGAATATCAAGAACAATTATATTATGCTGGGACAGTGAATGAAGATACTGAAAAAGAAGTAATAGAGAATATGCAAATAGTAGGACAAGCATATGATAGTATACATAGTAATACAAATAATATATCTGATAAAGTGTCAAATACAGCAATGAATTATAAAAAAGAATTAAATCATATAAACAAATTTGATAGAGATTATTTAAGTTCAAAAATAATAGAATGTGAAGCAGAAGAAAATATATTAAATAAAAAAATCGTAAGAGTAAAAAATTTGCTAACAATACTTAGTGAAAAACAACGATTTGTAATTAGTGAATTTTATATAAATAGTGAAAAAGGAGATTGGAAAAGAGTTGCAAAAGAGTACGAAAATCAATTTCCAAGATATTTATCAGTAAAGCAATTACAAAATATAAGGGATGTAGCTTTAAAAGATATGTTAGAGGTACTAAATACATAATTTCGCAAAAACTTCGCTAAAATTTCGCAAAAATTGTATTTAAAAGTTCGCTTCTGATGTAGTATAATTATAATAGAAAAATTATAAAAAGTCGCAGATGGAAATATCAAATTCAATGTGACGAAAATTAAAAATAAAGCCCCTTATAATTTTTATTTAATTTAGAAGAGTAAATGTTTTAAATATTTGCTCTTTAATATTGAAATTTATTGTAATATATGATATATAATTAATATATTTAACATAGCTAACATTTAATATCTTGAAATTAATTAAATTTGTTTTGTGGGTAACCCTTATAATTATAGAACCTGTTCCAACGATATTGGGACTGGTATTAGATGAAATTGAACAAGTAATCAAAAGAAAGGGGAGAACGCCTATGAATAAAAAAAATGGAAGAAACCTTGGAAATAATATAAAAAATATGGGACGGCCATTTGAAGCAAAGATAATGTTGTCGAGATATTAGTTAGATTCCAAGGTTCGGTGCAAATCCGTATGTCCTGCCAAATAAAAATCGAGTTTATCAAAAAAGATAGGCTCTTTTTTTATGTTTAAAATTATAGAGAAAAGAGGAAGAATATGAAAATAATGATAAGTCAACCTATGAGAGGAAAAAATAATAAACAAATAAGAAATGAAAGACAAGAATTAATAAAACAGGTAGAAGAGAAAGGACATGAAGTAATAGATACAATATTTGAGAATGCACCATCAGATGAAGACATGGCAATATATATGCTATCTCAATCAATAAGATACATAGGAAAAGTAGATGGAATTGTATTTATGAAAGGTTGGGAAAGAGCAAGAGGGTGCAAAATAGAACATGAAGTAGCAGTAGAATATGGGAAACAAATATTTTATGAAAATTAATCAGATATTACCATAATGCTAGGTAACTGATAATAGAATCCTTGTAGGATAAAAAATCAAAGTTGATGGTATAGAACTTTCCTAGCAAGTTCTAATTAATATTTATAAGTTGTATGCAGGATATAAAAAAGAGACTCTCCAAATTGGTTGAGTAATAAGTAGTAATAGAAGTTTTACAAGGAGAGCAAAAAGCTATTACAAATGTATGCAGAATTGCAAACGTAAGACGTACATTCCCATTATATCTTGCATAGAGGTTATAAATAAAATTCTGTAGAAACAGGGGGTTGTAAATCTGAGGAAATACAACTCTTTATATCTTATATAAAGTTTATAAAATAATATGTAGTGATATAAAAAAATGGTTCAACTCCTGAAATTTTTTATTTGTTCGGTAACAAATATACTCTTTACTGGTAAAAGAGGGCGAAGGAAAAACGCAATGTATGTTGGTTCGACTCCAACTTTATATCATTACATAGTGTTTATAAATAGAAAAGAAGGAGTACGTATGACTAATCAAGAAAGAATAGAAAAATATAAAAAAGAATATTGTACAAGATGTAAAAACAATAACAAAAATGATTGTGAAATAAGAATATTTAAAAACAATAATATAGTATGTACAAAGTGTGTGTATTATGAGAGACAAGATTAACTATGCAAAGAAAATGTGAACAATGTAGATACTATGATTATTGTTTTAGATATAAACCAAAAAAGGAGAATGAAAGTGTATTTAAAAGTAAAATCAAAGAAATTAAAAAATCTTAGTATAAAAATATCTCAAGTTAAAAATAATTTGGTTGTGAATATATTAAATAAAAAAGGTTATGAATGTAATAATTCACAAATAAGTCAAATTAAAGCAAATAGAAAATTAAATTCAGAGCAGAAAAAAGTAATATTAGAAAATCGAAACGAAAAAGTATCAAAAATTGGAAGTTATTATGTATGGGAAGCAGATGTTATAGTAAAGATAGTAGATAAAGCAACAGGGAAAGAGGTGTAGGAATATGTGGAATATATTTTTAGGAATAATATTAAGTTGTATAGGAGTAATAGCAATAGCATTTACTCTTTTTATTTTTGTTACAATAATAGATGTAATGATAAAACAATTTAAAAGAAAATAAAGGAAAGAGAGGTAATCTTATATGACAGATGCACAAAAAAGATTTTGTGATGAATATTTAATAGACCTTAATGCAACAAGAGCATATAAGGTTGCTTATCCTAATTGTAAAAAAGATGAAACAGCAAGAGCAAATGGAAGTAGACTGCTAACAAAAGCTAACATTCAAATATATGTAGCAGATAAAATAAAAGAACGAGAACAAAGAACAGAAATAACACAAGATATGGTAATAAAAGAATTAGCTAAAATAGCATTTTTAGATATAAGAAAACTATATACAGAAAATGGACAATTAAAAAATATAGCAGATATAGATAGTGATACAGCAGGAGCAATATCATCACTAGAAACTCTAGAAGAATATGAGGGTTATGGAGATGACAGAGAAAAAACAGGCGATACACAAAAAGTAAGACTATTAGATAAAACAAAAGCTCTTGAATTGTTAGGAAGACATTTAGGAATATTTAATGACAAAATAGATGTAAATGTTAAAGAAAAAGAAGAAAAGAAAAATGCTATATCAGATATATTAAATCAAATGCAAAGCGCAGATGATGTGTAATGTTAAAATTAAGTCAAAAATATAAAGAGTTCTTACAAACAAAATGCAAGAGAGAGTTTTTAGAAGGAACAACTGCAGCAGGAAAGACAACGGTAGGAATATTCAAGTTTATGTGCATGGTTGCTGATTCTGAAAAAAAGTATCATATCATTGCAGGTGATGATGTAGGAACAGTAGAAAAGAATGTAATAAACTCTGAAAATGGTTTACTAGAACAATTCGAAGATATAGCAGAGTACTGGCCAAAGGGAAAAGACAAAATAAGATTACCACATATAAGATATGATACTAATAAAGGCGAAAAGATAATATATGTATGTGGTTATGGTGATAAAAAAAGATGGAAAAAAGTTTTAGGTGGACAAGTTGGTTGTGTATATCTTGATGAAGTAAATTTAGCAGATATGGAGTTTATGAGAGAAGTTACACATAGATGTAAATACATGATGACAACATCAAACCCAGATGATCCATCATTAGATATTTACAAAGAATTTATAAATAAAAGTAGACCAATACCAAAGTATGAACAAGATTATCCAACAGAACTATTAAAAGAATTAAAAGAACCTCATGTGCAAGGATGGGTACATTGGTATTTTACATTTTATGATAATGCAGCATTAACCAAGGAAGATATACAAGAAAAAATAGATGCAACACCGATTGGAACCAAGATGTATAAAAATAAAATACAAGGATTAAGAGGAAAAGCAACAGGGCTATGCTTTAATTTACAATCTAAAAACATAATAACATTAGAAGAAGCAAAACAAATGAAATTTAAGTTGTTTTCTGTTGGTTGTGATACATCATATTCAAAGGAAAGCCACGATAAAGTAACGTTGGAAGGCATAGGCATAACAACAGATAATAAATGTGTTCTATTAAAAGAAAGAACATTCAATAATAAAGATAGAACAATACCATTTGCACCATCAGATGTAGTGCAATGGATTGTTGAGTTTATGGAAGAGTTCAAAAACGAATGTGGATTTGCAAGAACATGTTTTATAGATAATGCAGACCAAGGAACAATAATGGAAGCAAACAAAGCAAAGAGACAGAATGCATTAGTATATAATTTTGAAAACGCATGGAAAAAAACAAAAATAATCACTAGAGTTCAACTACAAGAAAGTTGGTTGAATACTGGTGATTTTTTAATTGTTGAAACTTGCAAAGATTACATAGATGAATGTAATAAATATTCATTTGATGAAGATAATCAACCAGAAGACGGAAACGACCACAGCATAAATGGTTGCCAGTATGCTTGGTTACCTCACAAAAAGAAAATTGGAAATTGGGAAGTAATAAAGAAATTGATTAAAGATGAGGAGGAATAATATATGAGTACAAGAAGCACATTATTTCAAACACCAACAATTGAGATAGATCAAAGTAGATATGAAGAATTGATACAAAAGGAATTAAAATATAAACAATATAAAGAACAAGCAACAATAGAAGTAATCAGAATAATAGAAGGTCAAGATAGTGAAACAGTAACAACTGAAAGCGAGGAATAAAATGGGGACAGTAAATGATAAAATAAAAAATGTAATACGAAATTGGTTAGAAATACAACCAAGTGTAGGAGATACAATAACAATACAAGAAACAAATACATTTGAAGGCAACTGTTTTAGAAATCTATTATGGTATAGAGGAGATGCATCAGAATTACATCAGTACTATACACAAACAGATGACTTAATGGGAAATGCTAAGTTTTGGGCAGCACAAAGTACAACTGGTATAAATATTAGAAAAATACATACAGGATTACCTGCTATGATAGTGGATATGTTAGCCGATATAATTGTTGATAGTTTTAATAAAATAGAAGTTAAAGGAAACAACGAAGCACAAACAAATTGGGAAGAAATAGTAAAAGAAAATGACTTTAAGGAAACATTAACACAGGCGATAATAGATGTATTTGTACAATGTGATGGAGCATTTAAAATAAGTTATGATACAGACATAAGTAAATATCCTATAATAGAATTTTATTCAGGACAAGATGTTGACTTTGAATATACAAGAGGAAGAATAACAGGAGTAAACTTTAAGAATAAATACCCTAAAAAAGATGTTTGTTATACTCTTTTTGAAAAATATTCTAAAGATGGAATAAAATACGAATTGTACAAAAATGACCATTTAATGCAAGATTATAAAGCTATTCCAGAAACAGCAGAATTAAAAGAACCAAAAGATACCAAATTTATGATGGCTGTACCGATGATGTTTAACAAATCAAAAAAATATAAAGGTAGAGGCCAAAGTATATTAGAAAAGAAATTAGATGCTTTTGATAGTTTTGATGAAGTATGGAGCAAATGGATAGATGCATTAAGAGATAATAGAACAATAACATATATTCCAGAAGATTTAATTCCAACAAATAGCAATGGAGAATTGATAAAACCAAATACATTTGATAATAGATATGCAAAAGTAGGAAGTACAACATCAGAAACAGAAAGTAGCAAAATTACAAGAGAAAAAGGAGATTTTGATTATGAAGGAATGTTACAATCATACATAACAGCATTAGACTTGTGTTTACAAGGGCTAATAAGTCCATCAACATTAGGAATAGATGTAAAAAAGCTAGATAATGCAGATGCACAAAGAGAAAAAGAAAAAGCAACACAATATACAAGAGGGAAAGTAATAGATGTATTAGAAAAAGTTATTCCTAAATTAGTTACAATATGCTTAAAAGCATATGATTTAGCACAAGAAAAAACAGCAGGAGAATATGAAGCAATAGTTGATTTTAAAGAATACGCAAACCCTTCATTTGAAGCAACAGTAGAAACGGTATCAAAAGCTAGACCTGGTCAAAATGTAATGAGTATTGAAAAAACAGTTGATACAATGTATGGAGATAGCTTAACAAAAGAAGAAAAAGAGGAAGAAGTAAAAAGACTAAAAGAAGAAGCAGGAATAATTCAAAAAGAAGAACCTAATATAATGGAACCATTAGAGTAGGTGATTAAATGCAAAATGAATATGATATAAAAAAAGTAATGGAAGAAATAGAATTACAACTAATATCTTCTATGAAAAGGACACTGTGGAGTCATAAAGAAGATGAAAAGGCAAAAGGATTTAACTGGCCACAATGGCAAGCATTAAAGGTAAAACAATTTGAAGATTACAAAAAAGCAAATAAAGAAATATTTAATAATACCACAAAAGACTTAAATAAATACATATATAAACACATAAAGGACCAATTCAAAGAAGGTGCTAGTAGGACAAATAAGAAGGCAATACAAACTGGATTTATAAAGAAAGAAGATTCACAATTAGGTGGGTCTTTTTTTCGGATTAAATCATAGAAAATTAGATGCATTAATAAAAAGCACTAAAAATGATATGAAAGATGTAAAATATGCAACTTTAAGAATGGCAAATGACCAATACAGACAAATAATATATAAAGCACAAGTATTTGCTAATACAGGAGCTGGAACAGTAAAGCAAGCAATTGATATGGCAAGTAAAGATTTTTTAGCAAGAGGATTTAATTGTATTGAATATAAAAATGGAACAAAACACAATATTGCAGACTATTGCGATATGGCAATTAGAACAGCAAACAAAAGAGCAAATCTAATGGGCGAAGGTGAAATGCGTAAGAAATTAGGCAATTCATTAGTATATATATCAAAACATGGTGGAGCTTGTGATAAGTGTACACCATGGGAAGGTAGAGTATACATAGACGATGTATGGTCAGGAGGAACAGAAATCCTGAATAAGGATAGTAGTAAAAATTACCCTCTACTATCCCAAGCAATCGAAGGTGGGTTGTTCCATTGATTTTAAGAAATTGGGTGGAACTGAAACAGTGTGAACCACATTACAAAGTGGGTGTGTACGAAAGTATGCTAACGGGGAACGGAGAAATCCCAATCCCGTGCTAAGTTATTGACTATTGTAAACAATTGTGGTATAATCCAAAAGGTGATGAAAGTGGAAGAAATATGGAAAGATATAAAAGGATATGAAGGTTTATATCAAGTGAGTAATACAGGTAAAATAAGAAGTTTAGACCATTATGCAAGTAATGGGATAAAAGATATCCTTTATAAAGGGAAAATATTATCTCCTGGAAATAATAGTAGAGGTTATTTATTTGTTGGATTATGTAAGAAAAATAAAGTTACTCATAAATATATACATAGAATTGTTGCTGAAACATTTTTAAATAATCAAAATAATAAAGCAACAGTAAATCATATTGATGGAAATAAAAGTAATAACAATGTAAATAATTTGGAATGGGCAACATACAGTGAGAATGAGTTACATTGTGTAAGAGTATTAGGCAATAATAGACAAAAAGAATATTCACCTAAAAAAGCTGTTTTACAATATGATTTAAAAGGGAATTTTATAAAAGAATATGAGTCTACAAGGGAAGCAACAAGGCAAACTGGAGCAAAAGCGATATGTGAAGTTTGCAAAGGTAAAAGAATGACTTCAGGAGGATTTATTTGGAGATATAAAAATTAGTCAATAAAAAGTGTAGAGACTATTCCGAAAGGAAGTAGGGTAGAGATGTACTACTCGAAGCGCACTGGATATCTAAAAAAGATATTATGAGATAGTCCGATAATTATATAAATTATAGCCAAGATGTCATCATGGAATTAGTACATATTATGAAGGTATAAACGAAGAACCAGAAGAAGTAACACAAGCAAAATATAACCATAATAAAGAAGATAAATATACTCAATATTTGCAACAAAGACAGAAACAATATCAAAGATTAGCAGCAGGTAGTTTATTACCTGAAAATGTAATAAATTATAAAAATAAAGCTAATGAATTGCAAAAACAAATAGAAAGTAGTAAAATAGGGTTATCAAATGAAGAAAAATATGCAGTAAACCAATACATTAGTTCAGAAAGTTATAAAATAAATGAAACTTTAAGAAATAATATAAAATTAACAGATGAACAGAAAAGAATGAGGGACAATTTAGATAGTGCACTAAATAAATGTAATAACTACAATGGAAATATTGTTAGAGTATTAGAAATAAAAGACAAAGAATTGTTGAAAGATTTTCTAAAAAAGAATAAAATAGGGAAAATAGAAAATTGGAAAGAATATTTATCATTTTCAGATAAAGAAAGTTATAATAAAAATGCAAATATAAAAATATATGTAAATTCAACCAGAGCTAAGGATATAAGAAAATACAATGAAATTGAAAGTGAAATATTATATCCAAGAAATAGTAAATTTGTAACAAGAAATATAGTAAAACAACATGGTACATATTATATTTTATGGGAGGAAATAGATGAGTAATTTATCATTAGAGGATTTTAATAATCTTACAGAAGAAGAAAAAGGGGATAGATATAAAGAATTAAGTGAACACGATAAATTCTTAGTGCGAATATCAATGCCAATAGGTGGAGAAGTTATAGGATATAGAGAATTAACTGAACAAGAGAAAGAAGAAGGAGAAGAATTTGCAAGAGCAGTTAAAAGTGGAAAAATTGAAGAATGGTTTAATAAAAAATAAATTTTTATATTATTCGACAAAATTCGACTTAAAAATCTAATTAAAAGTGATATAATCTTTTTATAATAAAATAAAAGGAGGAATTATTATGGCAAGTCATGAAAAAGAACAAAAGAAATCATTTTATAAAAAAAGTTGGTTTTGGATAATTATTATAGGAATAGGAATAATTATAGGTGCTTCACAAAGCAATAATACAGTTAATACTTCAACTAATAATTATCAAAAAGATAATTCAGTAGAAGTTACTATAGTAGATTTTAGTACTATGTCAAAAGAAGAAGTAAAAGCATGGATGGATGCTAATAAAATTAACGGAAAAATAATAGAAGAATATTCAAATGATATTGCAAAAGGAAATTTTGTTAGTCAAAGTATTTCTGCAAATAAAGTAGCACATCAAGGAGATAAAATTAATATAGTTTATTCTTTAGGTAAAGAACCTACTGCAGAAGAAAAAAATGCGTTAAAAAAAGCAGAAACTTATTCTAATTCACTACATATGTCAAAGCAAGGTATCTACAATCAATTAACTTCATCAGTGGAGGGATTTACAAAAGAAGCTGCACAGTATGCAATAGACAATATAGAAGCAGATTGGAATAAAAACGCATTAGAAAAGGCAAAGACATATCAAACAAGTATGAATATGTCAAGTAAAGCAATATATAATCAATTGATTTCATCAGTAGAAGGTTTTACAAAAAGTGAAGCACAATATGCAATTGATAATTTAGATAAATAATATACAAGCACTTACAGCAATGTAGGTGCTTTTTATATGCAAGTTTAGTGTAATAGGTAGCACAACAGTCTCCAAAACTGTTTGTAGTGGTTCAAATCCATTAACTTGTGCCATTTTTAGAATTAGAGCTTTAAATAGGCTCTTTTTTTATTGCAAAAATTATGGTCGACGGACCTTAAACGGGGGAGGTTCCAATATGGAAGACGAAAAAAAAGAAAATGTAGATACTCAAACTACAACAGATAATGCTCAAAAAGAGCAAAAAACTGAAAACAAAAATGAGGGTGAGAAAACTAAAAAACAAGTAGCACAAAAAGGTGACGACGGTTCAATAGTTTTCAAAAATCAAGATGAGTTAGATGGATTTATTAGAAGAATGTATGCCAAAGGTGCTGAAAAAGCAGAACAGGGAGAAACTTCTAAACAAGTTCAAGAAACTCAAAATAGGCAAGAAGACAAAGGACAAGAAGAACAAAAAGAAACTGCTCAAGCAGACTATACTGACAAAATAGCACTTGCTATGGCCAAAGCTGGTGTAGATGTTAAGAAAGTTGAAAGAGCAGCAAGATTAGTTGATATGTCAAAAGTTCTAGAAAACGGTGTATTAGATGCTAAGAAACTAGAAGATGAAATCAACGCAGTAATTTCTGAATTTCCTGAGTTAAAAATAGCAAAGGAAGAAGAAAAAGAAGAAAAAGGATTTAAATTCGGAGCAACACAAAGTAACTCTGATGAAAGTCAAAAAAACAAAAAGCCTGTAGCCACAAAAAGATGGAACAGGTTTAATTCATTTTAGGAGGTAATTAATTATGGCATTAAATTATGCAGAGGTATGGTCTCCAGACCTATTAGAAATTATGGAGCAAGAATCTTTAACTTCACCATTCGTAACTACAGCAGTTAAATGGTTAAGTGCAAAAACATTTCATTTTACACAGATGAGTACAAGTGGTTATAAATCACATAGTAGATTAGGTGGATGGAATAAAGGAACATTTGCACAAACTGATGTACCTTTTACATTAACACATGATAGAGATATTTCATTCTTAGTAGACAAAATAGATGTAGATGAAACAAATGAAACAGCATCTATAAAAAATATTTCAGAAGTATTCCACAAAACACAACAAATACCAGAAATGGATGCATATTTCTATTCAAAAGTTGCTACAGAAGCACAAAAATTAGATGGATATCATAGTTCAACAGCATTGTCTTCATATACAAAAGAAAATGTATATGGAAAATTAAAAGCAATGTTAAGTGCTGGAAAATTAAGAAGATATGTAGCAAAAGGTGCATTAATTGCATATGTAAATTCTACAATTATGGACTTATTAGAACAATCTACAGATTTTACAAGAAAAATAGAAATGACACAAATTGCAGAAGGTGGAATTGGTATAGAAACAAGAATTACAGATATTGATGGTGTAACATTAATAGAAGTAATTGATGATGAAAGATTTTATGATAAATTTGATTTTACAGATGGATTTGTACCAGTTAAGAAAGTAGCAGCAAATGAAAGCAACCATGTAGCAGCGGTAACAGGTTCTCATAAAATTAATGTATTAATAGCATCTCCATTAACTGTTAAAACAGTTCCTAAAATTGCAAGTATTTATTATTTTAATCCAGGTCAACATACAGAAGGTGATGGATATCTATATCAAGATAGAAGTTTATCAGATACATTTGTATTCCCAAATGGAAAAGATAATAAAATTGACAGTATATATGTTGATGTTGACACAACTGAATATGCTGGAGAATAGGAGGTTACTATGTCTAAAATAAAAATAGTAAAAGATAATGTATTATTGTCTATCGAAGAGGAAGAATTAGCACAATATGAAGCTAGAGGATATTCTAAGTTAGGAGCTACTAAAAAAGTAGCTTCTAAAGATTTAGAAAAAGAATTAAAAAAAATTGCAAAAGCTAATGAAGAATTAACTGTAAAAATTGTAAAAGTTGAAGAAGAAAAGACTGAACTTGCAAAAGCTAATGAAGAATTAACTGCAAAAATTGCAGAGTTAGAAAAGAAAGTAAAATAAGAGGTGTTGCAAATGATAAATGTTTATGCAACAAAGGAGGACTATTCTAAATATGGTTCTAAAGTATTAGAAAGTGAAGAAACAGAAAAATATTTAGAGTTAGCCTCAATAGATATTAACAGAGCTACATTAACAAGAATTGAAAGAAGAGGATTTAATAATTTAACAACACAGCAAAAAGATTTAATAATTAAAGCGACGTGTTTACAGTCAGAATATATAAAAGAAGAAGGCATATATGATGATAATAGTATATCTAGTTATTCTATAGGTGGGGACTTAACAGTAAATGAAAAGGAATCACAAGAAATGGCGGATAAACTAAATATATCAAAATTAGCCTTTTTCTATTTAAAAAGAACAGGATTAACAAATAGGATTATATGATAAAAAGGTTAAATCCAAAGCACTTGGAAAGATTATTAAATAATAAATGTGATGTAGTTATATATCAAGAAGGCTTATCAGAAGATGGTGAGCCTTTAACTTCTTTGAATTTAGAAAATCAAAAATGTAGATTTGTTGAAACAACTAAAATTATAATTAGTTCAGATGGAAGAAAGATTCAACTTGTAGGAAAAGTAATATTACTTGGAGATATAGCACCAACTATAAAGAAAATAAGTGGTGGACAAGTAATAATAAATGATATAGAATATGAAATTTATCAAGCAAGTAGACCTAGAAATCCAGATGGAACCGTTCATCATACAACATTGGAGTTGATTTAATATGAAAATAACGTATAATACTAAAAATATAAATGGATTATTAGAAAATGCAAGATTAGCATTGATAGATACTGCAGAAGCGGTAAAAACAGATTTAATTCAAAGTCAAACAATGCCATTTGATACTGGTACAATGCAAAATGATAGCACTTTTGTAGATGATAAAAAAGTTATAAAAGGCGTGGCTAGAATAGTTGTAGATACAGTATATGCAAGAAAGGTTTATTTCGACCCAGAAATACATATAAAACAAGGTAAAAATCCTAATGCAAAACAGTATTATTTTGATGATTATATTTCTGGGAACAAAAAGGATTTACCAATAAAATATTTTAAACAAATGTTAAAAAGGAGGAATGGATAATGATAGCAAGAATTAGTATATCTAAAATAAGAGATTATTTAAAAACTATTATTACAGAATGTCCGAAGTGGTATATAGGACAAATGGATGAAAATCAAGATAAAGCAATTGCTTTGTATGCTAATCGTAGACAATTAGAAGATAATTCTAAATATAAAAAGTTGAAAAGTTATGGAATATTACCAGTTACATTACTGTTAAGATGGACTAAAAATTATAATATGGCTGAAACAATGGCCAATAAGATTTATGAACTATTAGACTGTAGTTCTTTTTTTATTGATGATTATAATTGCTCAATTGAGTGTTTATATAATGGACCTATTGACTTAGGTGCAGATGAAAACAATATTTACAAGTTTTCAATAGAATTAAATTTATTATATAGAAAGGGTGAAGAATAATGGGAGCAAAATCAGGAGTATATCCAGTATATGAAAACCAATTTCAAGTTGGTGCTACTAAAGAAGCTTTAACTGATATAGCTGATATGGAAAGTTTTTCAGTAAAATTAGACAATGGAGTAGAAGAATGGAATCCATTAGATCAAAAAGGATGGGTTAGAAGATTAATGACTTCTAAATCTGTTACTATTTCAATTTCTGGAAAAAGAAATTTTGGAGATACTGGAAATGATTATGTAGCAGGATTAGCACTAAAAAATGGAAGAGATGTTGAAGGATGCTTACAATGGACATTTCCAAATGGTGCAAAATTAGTATTTGAAAATGCAATATTTAACATAACAAACTGGGGAGCTGGAAAATCAACAGAAGTTATTCCGTTAGAATTTGATGTAATGTCAAATGGAAAACCAGCATACACAGAAGCATCACCACAAAGTGTTTAAACAATACAAGCATTAAAAAAATAAGATATTAAAAAGTAAGAGGTCTTTAAAGGCCTCTTATAAATATATTTAGGAGGAAATTTAAAATGGCAAATATAGATATTAGTTCAAAATTAAGTCATGAACCACAAACAATAACAATAGCAGAAGGGAAAACATATGAAGTAAACTGCGGAGCAGAAACAATGCTAAAAGCACAAGATATATTTAAGAAAGATGATAGCTTAGAAGGATTATTTACAGCTATTAAATTATTAATAGGAGAAAAAGCAGAAAAAGATATTAGAGAAATGAAATTAACAGTAAATGGATTGAAAACAGTCATAATAGCGATTATGGCACAAGTAAATGAAATATCTTATGAGGAAATGGAAAAACGATTTCAAAACAAATAATGAAACAGAATTATGGTACGACATGGAAGAGGACTGGTCTTTAATTGAGGCAAGCCTTGCAAAACAATATGGAATAAGAATAAGAAAAGAAATAGATACAATGGATTATGCAGAATTGTGTAATCTTATATCTGGTTTAATGCCAGACACACCACTACGGAAATATAGTTCAAATTCGTAGTGAAGATGATGAAGAAATATTAAAAAATTTTACACAAGAACAAAAAAATATAAGATGGAAATATAGAAATAAATTAGCAAAGAAAATGAGCAAAGAAGATTATGAAAAAGTTATTACTGAATTTCAAAAAGCATTTAAAGAAATGGCTGGTGATAACAAATGATAGAAGTAAGATGCCCTAATTGTAATCAACTTTTATTAAAAGTTGAACAATGTAAGGGCGAAATAAAATGTATACGATGTAAGAAAACAATTAAAATTAATATAGATGAAAAAGACAGAGTGAGCAACACAACCATTAGTGGTGAGTAGTTAGCCAATACCTGCTTTTATCCTAAAAAAGAGGGGAGGAGTAGGTATGAGTACGAATGTGGGCTCTGTTGATTTTGAATTATTATTAAATTCAAATCCATTTAATAAAGGACTAAAAGATACAACAAATACAATAAAAAGTTCAGGAATAGAGAACTCATTAAAGAAAATTGGTAAATTAGCGGTAGCAGCATTTTCTGTTAAAGCAATAGTAAATTTTGGCAAAGAATGTATTAATTTAGGGTCTGATTTGACAGAAGTACAGAATGTTGTTGATGTTACTTTTGGAAGTTTAAATACAGAAGTAAATAGATTTGCTGAAAATGCAATAACTCAATTTGGTTTGGGTCAAACTGTAACTAAAAAGTATGTTGGTACATTTGGAGCAATGGCAAAAGCATTTAACTTTTCTAATAAAGAAGCTCTAGCAATGTCAGAAACTTTAACAGGATTAACAGGTGATGTTGCTTCATTCTATAATTTATCAAGTGATGAAGCATACACAAAATTAAAGTCAGTATTCACTGGAGAAACAGAAACATTGAAAGACTTAGGTGTTGTAATGACACAAAATGCACTTGACCAATACGCATTGGCAAATGGTTATGGAAAAACAACGTCTAAAATGTCTGAACAGGAAAAAGTGGCTTTAAGATATAAATTTGTATTGGATAAATTAAATATAGCAAATGGAGATTTTGCAAGAACTAGTGATAGTTGGGCAAACCAAACAAGGGTATTAAGCTTAAGGTTTAATGAATTAAAAGCAACATTAGGACAAGGGTTTATTAATATTTTTACACCTATTATAAAAGGAATAAATATGGTACTTTCAAAACTACAAGTTCTAGCAAATGCTTTTAAATCATTTACAGAAATGATATTCGGAAATGCAGGAGGAGATGATAGCACAAGTACTGTTTCAAACTTAGCGTCCGATGCATCAAAAGCGAGTGACGCTGTGAGTGGAATTGGAGATAGTGCCAAAAAATCTGCTAAAGATCTAAAAAGTTTGGCTTCATTTGATACTGCACAAATATTAAAGAAAGATGATAGTGATAGTTCTTCCAGTGGAAGCGGTTCAGGAGGAAAAATAGATACAAGTGGACTAAATTTAACAGATAATCTAAAAAAACAAGCAAGTGATATAGAAAACATATTAAATGGGGTAAATTTAGAACCATTAAAACAGAGCTTTAATAATTTAAAGGAGGCTATTTCTTATTTTGGACAAGGATGTGGAAAAATACTGGATGGCTTTTACAATAATTATCTAAAACCATTAGGAAATTATGTAATATCAGATGCATTACCACACTTTTTAAATTCAACAGCAAATGCAATGAAATCTATAAATTTTGATAAACTAAAAAATTCATTTGATAATTTATGGAAATCCCTAGAACCCTTTACTGAAAATGTTGGAAATGGCTTGTTATGGTTTTATGATAATGTTCTTTTAAAATTAGCTGCTTGGACAATAAACGATGTATTACCAGCATTTCTAGATCTGATAGCAGGAGCATTAAAGATTTTGAATCAAGTAATAACAGCTTTTGAACCAGTATTTCAATGGTTTTGGAATAATTTTCTAGAACCGATAGCAAAGTGGACAGGAGGAGTGATAGTAGATACACTTAATTTAATAGCAAGTGCATTAAGTAAAATTGGAGATTGGATGGGCAATAATCAGGAAACTGTTGCAGGAATGGAAATAGCTATACTATCATTTTTTGGAGCATGGAAAACAGTTGAATTGATGTCTTTTATTGCGCAATCAGGAGGTGTAATTAATGCATTAAAAAATATAACTCTTGCTATTACAGGCGCTACAGTTGCGAAAATAAAAGATAAGACAGAGACTATGTATTTGAATTTATTATATGCAAAAGACTTTGTAAAAAATATTATTTCAGGAACAGCGGCTTTAATAAAACAAGCAGCACAATGGGTTGTGAATACGGGTGCTAAAATTGCAAATACAGCAGCAACTATTGCTAGTACAGCAGCAACAACAGCAGCTACGGCAGCAACATGGTTATTTAATGCAGCATTAACAGTTTTAACATCACCCATCACATTAGTTGTTATAGCTGTGGCAGCTTTAATTGCAATAATTGTAGCATTAATAAAAAATTGGGATAATGTGAAAGAAACTGCAAAAAAATGTTGGGAAGGAATAAAGAATGCTTGGAATAAAGCAGGACAATGGTTTAATGAAAAGATTGTTATTCCTATTAAAAATTTCTTTGGAAATTTGTGGAATAATATAAAAAATACGGCATCTGGGGCATGGCAAGGAATAAAAGAGGTGTTTTCAGGAATAGGAAATTGGTTTTCAGATAAGTTTCAAAGTGCAAGAAATGGAATACAAAATGCATTTCAAAATATCGGAAACTGGTTTCAGGATAGAAAAAATGATATTACTAATGCATTTGGTAATGTAGGAAATTGGTTTTCTAATATATTTCAGGAAGCATATAATGGAATAACAAGAATATTTAGTAATATTGGTAATTTCTTTAGTGGAATATGGGAAAGAGTAAAAAATGCATTTTCTAATTTAGGAATAAATATAGGAAATGCAATTTCTGATTCAGTAAAATCTGGAATTAATGGAGTAATAGGACTAATTGAAAAAACAATAAATAAAGCAATAAAACTGATAAATGGAGCAATAGGTATAATAAATTTAATACCAGGTGTAAATATTAGTAAAATAAATAGATTAAGTTTACCAAGACTTGCACAAGGTGGATATGTAAAAGCAAATACACCACAACTAGCCATGATAGGTGATAATAGACATCAAGGGGAAGTTGTTGCACCAGAAGACAAAATAATGTCATTATATAAAAAAGCTAATCAAGAAATGGGATTAGGAAATAATAAAAAAGTAATAGAACTATTAGAAAAAATAATACAAATATTAGTAAATTTAAGTTTTGACTTTAATTTATATATAGATGCTTATGAATTAAATAAGAAACTAGAAAAAATAAGAAGTAAAAATAAATTTGCAACGAATGGAGGCTAAATATGTATGAACCAAAATTAATAGTAAATAATGTCCAGGTTCCAGGAATTGTAGAATTAATTCCTGGACCAGAGCCTCTATGGGGTGACGGAACTGGAAGAAATACATTAGATGGGCATTATAGTGGAACATTTATAGGATATTTTACTACATTAGAAATAAAATTTGGAATAGTTTCAGATGAACAATTTAATTTAATAAAAACATTGCTTGAACACCCATTTTTATCAGGTGTTCAATTTTCGTTAGAAAGAGATATGGCAAACTATAAACAAGGACAATTATATAAGGAAGATTTTTATAATGGTCAAGCTATAAAATCTAGTCCGCTGGCGTGTGGAGGTTATTGGAGTGAGTTTTCAGTAGTACTAACAGCAATAGACAGGAGGGCACAAAAAACATGAGTGTAAGTAATAAATTTAAACAGATAACTAAGCAGATAAAACAACAAGAAGCGGAATTAAGTATATGTGCTGGAGGAACAATATTAAAAGAAATACAATTTCTACCAGTAAAGGTTTTCAATGAAATACCACTTTATAAGTTAAAAGAAAGAAAAGAGGTAATAGCAAAGGAACTAAAGTATAGTTTTGACGGCCAACTCTTTAAAACAATAATGAAACAAATAGAAATAACTGTAAAAAATGCTAACGAGATAAAAGAAAAAGATATTAATTTTAAATATGGTTTACTTGTGGATGATAAATATGAGTATATAGACTTAGGAAATTTTTTTATAAAAGACATAGAAGATAGTAAGAAAAAAGATGAAATAACAGTAACAGGATATGACAGAATGATTAGATTCATGAAAAATTTTAAGCAATCAGAATTACAACTAACATATCCTTGCAAAATGTTAAAGCTAGTGCAAAGAATGTGTGAAGTTTGTGGAGTAGAATTATTTTCAGCAGACTTTTATAATGCAGATTTAGATGTTACAGAAGATTTTTTTACAGTTCAAGAATTAACATATAGAGATGTTTTAGAAAAAATAGCTCAGGCAACTTTAACAACAGCATTTATAGAAGAAAATAAACTTAACTTATATAAAGTAAATGATAATGCTATAGAAAAGATAGATAAATCATATTTGACAGATTTAACAATAAAGGAAAATTTTGGACCTGTAAATGCTCTGGTTTTAGGACGTGGAGATGTAGAAGATAATGTAGAAGAAAAAGACCAAGATAGTATAAAGCAAAATGGAAGATGCGAGATTAGATTTGACGAAAATGAGTTTATAGAATTTCAAAGAGAAAAAGTTATTGAAGGTATGTTTGAACAAGTAAAAGGATTAGAATATTATTCATTTGAAGCCTCTGATGTAGGAATAATGTGGTTAAATCCATGTGCTTGTATTGAACTTGGAGATAGAGAAGATAATTTATATAAATCATATTATTTAAAAGCAAATATAACAATTAATACAGGGATAACAAGTGATATAGAAGCGGAAATACCAGAAACAACAGAAACAGAATATAAAGTTACAACAAAAGAAGAAAAAAAGACATTAAAAGTAGAAAGACTAGCAAAGAAAAATGAAGGATTAATACAAGATTTAATACAAGAAACAACAGAGCATGAAGAAAAACTAACTAAACATGAGCAAACGATGGATAGTATAACAGATAAAGTATCTAACATGGCAGATTTAACTAGAAGTATAGAAGGAATAAGAACAATATCATTAGAAAACTGTATAAAAGGAAATTTATTAGAATTACACATAAAAGGGAATAATACAGTATTTGAATCTTTAAAATTAAGTGACAATTTATATTTAAGTGATGATTTATATCTAAAAGGAGATAGTTTAATAGTAATAAAAGACCAAAATGGTAAAAGCAAGGAGTATGAGTTAAATATACAAAATACATTAAGACAAAATGGAACAGTATATGATGAATATATTTTAAAAGAAGGAAAAGCACAAGTTATTAGAAGAATAAATGCAGATGGAACAATAAAAGATAAAGCAGTTACAGAAAGTTTGGGAACAGTTTCAATAATGCTAGAAGAAGGAAATAATACTTTATCAATAAAAAATTATACTGCGGAAATATCAGCAAAATGGGCAATAAAAAGTGAATATTCAGAAGTATTTGCAACTAATGTAAAAATGGATAGTGAAATAAAACAGACAGCACAGGAAATTAAATTGTCTGTAAATGAAAAATTAGATAGTTATGATACTTCTATTCAAGTAAATTCAAAACTAGAAGAAACAAGCTCAAAGATTTCATTAGAAACAAGTGGAAAAATAAATACATTAGAAAAGAATATAAATGCAAAAATAGAATTAAAAGTAGATACAAAAAATTTAATAAGTGAAATAAATGCTAGTGCTGATAAAATCGCATTGAAAGGAAATAGAATTAGTATAACAAGTGATAAATTCAAGTTAACAGATGATGGAGAAGTGAGTGTCAAAGAAGGAAATTTTAAAGTTGTAGCAAATGATGGAAAAAAATTAATAGATTTTTCAGGAAGTGGAATTAGATTTTATAATAATAATGGAAATGAAATAGGAGGATTAGTATCAACTCAAGAGGATAATGGATATCTCTTTTTAAGTCTGCATAATGGAGTTTCTTTAAATATTTCAAAAACTTCTTCTGATGGAACATATTTCACACACGTATTTTCTTTCAAAGATATTGATGATGTACCTTATATAAGGAATACAGCAAGTGGAACTTTATTTTCAAAAGCAGGGGGTGGAATAACAGTTGAAAATGGGCTAATAACTAAATGGAATTTATCACTTCTAAACATTGAATTGAAAAATATAACAATTACTGGAATTAAAGTAGTAGATGGAATGATAGATTATATAACATACCAGCAAAATTAAGGAGGTATAAATGAATACTATAATAAAAGAAATACAAAAACCAGATTTTATTAATAAAGATTATAATGAATATCTAAAATGGAAAGAAGAACAAAAAATGAAGGAGGAACAAAATGAAACCTACGAGTTTAATGATTAGAGATGGTGAGAAAAAAATAATAGAGACTATAAATAATACACAATTGCCACCTTGTATAATAAAATTGATTTTAGAGAAGATAAAAAATCAAGTTGATAAATTATGCTATGAAGAAGAACAAATGGACATTAAGAAATATGAGACAGAAAAAGAAAAAAATAAGAAAGTTGAGGAGAAAATAAATGGACAAAATTAATTTTCAAAACGGAACAACAAAGTTAAATAAAGCAATGTTTGATACATTTCAAAATAATATAGCTAAAGAATTAACAGTAAATTCATCAGACATAAGCATAGGAACAATTTATAAAATAGGACGTCTAGTTGTATTAAGTGTAAGCTATACGGCTAGTATATCTAATTTAGCAAATAATACAGCAAAAACCTTAATAACACTAGCAGAAGCATATAGACCAGGAAAATTAATAGTAGGACAAGCAGTAATAAAGGATACTTCATATAAGCCACTAAATAATTCATATATACAGGTCAGAACAACAGGAGCAGTTGAAATGTATCAAAACTCTGGTAGTACTCAAAATGTAGCACAAGTGCTAGCAACCCTTGTATATGTTGCAGCAAGCTAGATAGGAGGAAGTAATGTCAAATCAAACAGAAAAACTAAAATTATTCAAATGGGATATGTTAGATCAAGTGGATCTAAATAGCAATTTTGATATTGAAAAAACATTGAATGAGAATTGGGATAAAATAGACAATAATGCAAAAGAAATAGAAAAACAAGTAAATGGCAAAATAGATAAAGTAGAAGGAAAAGAATTATCAACAAATGATTTTACAAGTAATTATAAAGAAAAATTAGAAAATTTAGAGAACTATGATGATACAGAGATAAAACAAAGCATTGAAGAAGTAACAATAAAAAATTCGGAACAAGATAATAGTATATCAAAAATGCAAGAGGACTTAGAAAATCTAAAAAATATAATCAATACAATATCAGTTGTTAGCCAAAAAGGTGAGGACATAACATTAAATAACACAGTAAAAGATGTGCAATTCAGAAAATTTGCAATTTATGGAAATGTAAAACGAGATGGAGAAGCAAATTTAGAAAATTCAGTCAAAATAAAAACTGTTGGTAGCAATGTAAATCTATTTAATATTTTAAAATACCCTTATAGAAATTATAATGAAGCTAGCGAACAGATTACAGATGGTACTAATTTTAGAATAATTGCAACAACTTCAAAAAATTCTAATAATGCAGCAGGTTTTAAAATAATGGATTTAACGGAATATGCAGGTAAAACACTAACCATAAAAGCAAAAGTAAAATCTAGTACAAGCACAAATAAGGGATTTTTAGTATTAAGGCAAAATAATACAGATTATACTGGAACAAAATCAAATGAAAAGTATGATGAAACTCAAAACACAACAGACGGTGTGATCATGTTAAACTATAAAGTGTCAAATATTATAAATGATAGTAATAGATATTTGTTTGCTTGGTTTTATGCGACTAGAGGAAGCGAGTGTAATACAAATGATTATGTGGATTATACATTGAAAATAGTAGAAGGCACAGAAGTAGGGGAACATAGTCAATATGATCAAGGATCATCTAAGGCTATAATAGAAAATTCTGATAAGACACAAAAACAAGAGTATATTATACCAGTGCAGCAAGAAATGCTAACAGATGATTATTTTGACTATGACAATAAAGAAGAAGTACATAATTGGAGTAAATTAGTTTTAAATGGTACCGAAAACGACTCTAATTTTAGTGTAGAAAGTAGTGGGGAATATACAGTAATAAATTGCTTAAATATTTTAGAAAATGGAAAAAGAGTAGACGAAGATAAGATATTATGTGATAAGTTAGTTTCAAAATATGGAGATACTTCTAATACAGAACATATAAGAAATGCAAGTTCTAATTATCCGAATAATGTTGTTATATATATGCAATCTTCAAGATTAGAAGAAAGCACAGTAGCAGCATTTAAGAAATACTTATCTACTAATAACATTACTATTTATTATAAAACAGCAACAGAAAAAAGAATAGCATTTACAGATGAACAAAAAGTAATAGCAAATAAAATACAAAAAGCAACTAGTTATGAAGATACAACACACATTTATTCAACAGATGAAGTAAGTCCGATTTTTGATGTAACTGCAATGGCAGATATACAAAAAGTATTAAATATTACAAAGGAGGAAAAATAATGCAAGTATTAGAGTTTTTAAAAGATTATTGGTTTCTAATTACATTTCTGGGTACATTTTCGATTGGAATGTTTAGTTTTTGCATGTCAATGATAGAAGCAACAAAGTGTAGCTTAAGAAATGACATATTGACTATATATGATAGATGCAAAGAAGATAAAAAGATAACACATTATGAATTAGAGAGCATACAGCATAGTGCAGAAATTTATTTTAAACTAAAAGGTAATTCATTTATAGAAGCATTAATGGAAAAAGTAAAAGAATTTGAAATAACTGATTAGGAGGGGAGAAAATTGAAAAATAAATTAAAAGAAATATTTAAAAGTAAAACAAAAACAATAAGCTTGATAGTAGCAATATTGGTATCAGTATCTATATTGTTAAATGTTTATTTAGAATATAATGAAACTGGACAAGTTGATACAAATAAGATATCAGAGGCAATAAACACAGTAGTAGATGAAATAAATAAATCTAGTACAGAGATACCAAATCTAACAGAAACAGACGAGCAAAGTCTAGAAGTTCAAGAAACAGAATCAGAGGGGTTTGAAGAACAAGGAATTATTGCTTATGAAGGTTCAGAAAAAACACCAAGTGTAGAAATTGGAGAATATGCAGGATTAACATACTATTCTCAATTAGATAGCAGATGGTCTAGTAAAATGTATTCTAGTATAGAAAATAAATCTCAAACAATAGGTTCAAGTGGCTGTGGACCAACATCAGCAGCAATGGTAGTGTCTAGCATAAAGGGAAATATAACACCAGATAAAATGGCAGAATTATATACAAAATACGGTTATAGAAGTGCAAATCAAGGAACATACTGGAGTGCTTTTAAGTGGACAGCTGATATATTTGATATTGAGTACAGTGAATGTTACAAATTAGATGACGTAGTAGAAAAATTAAAAGATAATAATTACATAATAGCAAGTTGTAATCAAGGTTTATTTACATACGGAGGACATTTCATTGTTCTTATAGGAATAGAAGGAGATTATATAAAAGTATATGATCCATATTTGTATAATGGAAAATTTGATGTATCTAGCCGTAGAGGATTAGCAACAGTAAATAGTAATACAGTATATGTATCAATAGAGAATTTTAGAGAGTATGCGAATTATCAAAAATTTTTCTGCTTCAAAAATGACAGAACAGACATAAAGGAAAACACAACTACAACAACAGTGACAGATAAAGTAGAATCTAATATAAACAAAGTAAATTATCAAGTTAAAGTAACAGCAAATGGTGGTTTGAATATAAGAAGTGGAGCTAGTACCTCATATTCAAGAGTTGGTGGATATGCAAAAGGCTCAATAGTAACTATATTAGCAGAGTCAAACAACTTTGGAAAGACAAATTTAGGATGGATCTCACTAGCTTATACAACTAAGTATATAACTGTTGCAAAAAATGAAAAACTTCAAAAATACACTACAGGAACATATAAAGTTAATGCAAATGTATTAAATGTTCGCACTGGTCCTAGTACAAAATATATAATAAAAGAGTATAAACAATTAACATATAATGCAAGATATCAGAACAAAAAACTAGGAAATCAATATACTAATGGACTAAAACGAGGAGTAATAACAACAGTTACTAAAATTCAAAATGGATTTGGTTTAACTCCAAGTGGATGGATTTCATTAAGATATTGTACGAAGATTCAAAAAAATAAAGGGACTTTTTTACAGCCCCTTTATTTTTTTTCATATTGTTCGTAAAGATTATCTCTTTTTAATAATATTTCTTTTAAGTCGAAGATTTTGTCAAAATCACTTTTCTTAAGTTCTCTTTGATAATTCGCATAATAAGATATGATTTTTTCGTATTTAGAAAAATTTTTCCAAAAAATATCTTCATTTAATTTATTCTTAGGAAAAGACTTAGTCATATCTGTTAAAAATTTTTCTGCGTTTTCTATTTCAATTAATAAGCATTCTTTTGGAACACCTGAATTTACTATAGATGTATCTGCTATTTTTAAATATAGAGGTCGAATAGCTCTTAAATATTTTTCATATTTTTCTATATTTTCATATTTTTTTCTTATTTGTTTTAAATTAAAATTTAACTTCATATAAATCTCTCCTTTTTTCACACTATATCACATAAAAAATAAAAATGTTGTCAAAATTTGTCACAAATACAAAATTATCAATAACACTGAAAAATCAAGGTATGAAACTATATCAAACAGAAATAAAAAAGGCTAAAAAAAGATTTAAATGCGAGTTTGAAAAATGGTATTGACCAACGTGGAAAAAAGTGGTATAAAATCAATAAGTAGAAATAATTATAGTAATATGGAGGAAATAAAAATGGATATACTAGAAGTTGCTGATGCATTCTTGAATTTGGATTCAATGTCACCCAAAAAGTTGCAAAAACTATGCTATTATGCACAAGGGTGGTATGCTGGATTAACTGGCAGAAAATTATTTACAAATGAATTAGAAGCATGGATACATGGTCCAGTATCTCCTAAACTGTACGAAAAATATAAAATGTATGGGTATGAAAATATACCTCGAAAAGATGGAGATACAAAAGATATAGAACTAAAAGGGATTGTTGAACAAATATATAGAATTTATGGAAAACTTGATGGAGATGAATTGGAACAATTAACACATAAGGAAACACCTTGGTTAAATGCAAGAAACGGCATAGAAAGTTGGGTTCCATCAAACAAAGAAATAAAGTTTGCAGATTTAGTAGACTTTTTTTCTAAGAAATTTAGGGAAGAACAAATAAATGCCTAGCAAAAGTGTTGCAAATAAATTAAAAAGTATACCAGAACTAAAACCCACAAGCATAAATGTTATAGATACATTAAAAACATTAAAAGAAGAAAATAAAAGTGAAAAACAAAAAATAAAAATATCATTTCAGTTTTTTGAAAGAAATAATAAACTTTTTAACTTAGGAGAAGTTGAAGGAGAGTGGTTTATAGAATTACTTGATGTGCTACAATTATTATCAAAAATAACTAAAAAACAGTTATTTGGAGAGTACAAAGATAAATTTAAACCACACCCATATACAGACATAGAAAAACTCAATTTTAAAGATGATATGTTGTCTAATTTACAAAATGAGGCTTATCAATTAAGAATAACAAAGTCAAAAGGCAGGATTCATGGATTTTTTGTAGAAAATATCTATTATATTAGATTTATTGATAGATGGCATAATATGTATGATACTGTCAAATATGGAGGAATAACTATTAAGACATTTCCAAGTTCAATGTATGATATTTTGGAAAATAAGTGTAAAAAATTGGAAGAAACAAACGCAGAACTAACAGCACAATTAAATAATGGTTTTAATGAATTTTGTAATAATTGTTCAGATTGTCAAAAGTCAGAAAAAATATATAAATTATTTTCATAAGAGAACTAGAAATAGTTCTTTTTTTAATCAAAACTTACTAATACAGCTTTACACTATGCATCTTTATATAAATAGTATGATATAATATGAAAAAAACAAAAGACGGAGAGAAAAGATGAAAGAAAGATTAAAGAGAATAAGAAATAAACTAGATGCAATTGTAGAAAAGTATGGATTAAATTCAAAAGAAACAAAGAAAGTAAGTAAACGTTTTGATGAAGTATTAAATGAATATTATAAAAAAGAAGTACAATATCCAGAAAATAGTTTTATATATTTAAAATATGACGAATCAATAAATTATTTAAAAGAGATAGCAAGAAAAGAAGAAAGATTTCCTACAATACAGGAATGGAATAAATATGCAAAGAAACATGAGTTATTGTCATCAGAAAGTATAAAATATATATCAGGAGTAAATTGGCATGAGCTTAGAAACAGAACAATAAATTTTGACCAATAAAAAAATTTAGAAAATTATAAAAAAAGTTTGTAGTATTTTCAATACTTACAGGCTTTTTTTGTCGAAAACGGGTTTTGACATAGAAAATAAATCTGTTATAATAAGAAAAAAGAGATGCAAGGACCGCAAATCTAACACATCTCTTTTCCACAAACAATTTACTCGAAAGAGTTAACTGTAAATTAAGTATAACCTCTTAAGAGTAAATTGTCAAATTATATTTACGAAAGAGAGGTTTTTATTTATGAAAGAAAAAAATGACGAAAAAAATAAAATGGAGGTATTTACAAAAAAGAAAAGGAATAATATAATAGAAAAAGATTACAACCCCTTGAAAGTGAATTATGATTTGATTTACGAAAGAGAGGGAATATTAATGTGTAATAATGTAGTATTAGATGAAACAAAAAAATTAAGCAAAAAATATAATAAAAAAGAAAAAGTAATTTTAAAGATGTTTGAATTAGGAATAAATAATGGATGCGATGTCGATGAAATAAAAAAGATGATTAGTGAATTTGAAGACAACAGCAATTGTTATTAATTTGTTATTAACGCATTGAAATTTATAGCAACTGATAAAGATATTGAAAAACTATGAATTTGTTGCTATAACAGCAAAAGCTATAAGTATCAATAAAAAATGAATATGTGAAAAAATGATATGTTGATACTAGCGGGAATAACAATTAATGCATTAAATGGAGAAAATGGAATACTAAAAAGAGCAACACAAGCAAAAAGCAAAACAGGAAGAGCAAATGCATTAGAACAAATTAAT